ATCTGTATTGGCAAATATCTTAAAACCATAAACAAAGGTGTCATTACTACCATTGCCTGAATATGAATTTTTAACTGTTGTTGATGATATTGTCATATTTTATTCCTATATATCAAATAGTTTCATTACTCAATACCACATTATTGAGGTAATAACATATTTATTTGATCTGATTCTCCTACTTTACTTTTACCTAAAAGCTCATATTTTTGTTTTTGAGCTTTAATTATTGCATCCTTAACTTCAGGATATTCTTTAATCATTTTAGCATAAGCTGCATCTTTATATGCTTTAAATACTTTTTTAATAATCATTTCTTTTCCTCCATCAAAATCTACATCTCCTTCTTGTCTGTTTTGATAAAATGTAGAGTTCATTTGATTAATCATTTCTTCTTGAAATGTTCTATTATTAATTTTAACTTTTCCTGTATTTTCCATAAGATAATCATAAGCTGACTGACCATCTTTTTTAAACTCAGTTAAATCAACTACTCTATTTTTTATTTTTTGTGGTGGTGTTAGAGCTATTCTTAATTTAGCAATTTCATAAGCTACTGGATTATTTTTGACATCTATCTGTCTACCAACAAGTGATGGTCCTTGAACAAAAGATGAAAATGATAAAACTCCATCAGGATTAAAATATAAACTACTTGGTGTTTTTTCTATAGGTTCTCCTGTAATAATATCTCTTCTAGGTTCTAAATACTTTTCACCTAAACCTGATCTTGCTATTATTTTATCTAAAAAACTTCTTGTTTCAAAAGCAGATGTTTCAGGTTCTAAAATACCAGGAACACCTTGATTTCTTAATGAAGCATAAGGTATTAAATTACCAATAACTCCACCAAAAAACTGCTCAAACTTTTTTTCTGTAGGACTACCAATAAGAGCCATAGCTTCTGTAATGCCTCTTAAATAAGTTTTGTTAGATGCGTTTCTCATAATTGTCATAATACTTGCTGTAACCATTTCTTCTTTTGATTGATCATTTATGTTAGCTAAATTTTCTTTTATATCTGCAATAAAACCTAAAACCATAAAACGAGGATCCATTCTATTGTATTGTTTATATGTTACTGTTCCATCATCTTTAACTTGTGCAATAGAATAAGGTTGCCATCCTAAAGATAACCAAGTTTTTTTAATTTCAAAATTAGATGGTCCATTACCTGTAATTTTAGGAAATCTTTTTCCATTTTTATCTTCCACATCTTCTGTTGCTAAATGATAACCATACATTGCAACAGCAACTCCCATAAATTGTCTACCTAAAACTTCTGATCTTGCTCTTCGATCTCCACTATTCCACATCATTCTATTTTGTTTTGTAAAAGCACCTAAACCAGGTATACGATTTGACATATGTCTCCATAAATTTGTAGGTGTTCTTATAAAAGGTGCTAAAAATCTAAATATAGGTGCAGCATTTAAAAAAGTTTGTATATGTGAACCAATATTTAAATAACTACCACCCATTAAATCATTTGTGTAAGTTGCTTCTCTTGCATACTGAAGAGCATTTTGATTAATTGAACTTTCTTTTATATTTGCAGCACCATTTTTAGTAAAACCATTTTTAAAAATTTTATTAATGTTTTCTTTTCCTGCTTTCGATTGAACATCTAATCCTCTGGTCATAGTATTATCTAGAGCATTTGTAAAAAGTCTAGCTCTATAGTTTGATTGTTTTAAAAATTCATCACCTGTCATCAATAGTCTTGATGGAAATTCTATAACTTTACCAACCCAATCAATAGCTGTACCAACAGCACCTTCAACACCAAGGTTTGCACCACTAATAGGTCTTATGGCTTTACCTCCTACAATTTCCAAGTTATCTTGAGTTCTTGAAAGAGGATCAAGAATGGCATCACCTTGTTTTAAAGCAAGTCTTGTCATTTCAACTACTTCACCAAAATGCATCATTAAACCTCTATATTGTGCAAAGCCTAGTTGAATAGCTTTTTTATCAGCTCTTAACGCACCACCTGTTATTTGTTCTAAAGGTCTAATTAAGGCTTCGTATATACCTGATTTTAAGTTAATGGCTTGTGTAAATACACCTGATAATAATGAATTAATATAAGCAGAGTTAAATGCTTCTTGTACTCTTTGATATTTACTTTTTGAAACTTTATTCACCACTTCTTCTAAAGGAGCATCTTTTATTAACTTAGCCATAGTAGCAGAGTCGCCTTCAAAGTTTTTTATAATATTAACTAATTCTTCTACATTTAAAATCTTACCTTCTGATCTTGCAACCTTTATATTACCAGCTTGTGTTTGTCTTGCAGCACCTCTAATTTGATTTTTAAGAGCAACTACAGTATCTCTGACAACTTGACTTTGTAAAGCAACATCTTCTTTAGCTTGTTTAGTCCAATTTTTTGTTTCTTTACCAAATTGTTTTACATATTTTTCAGATGTTTCTTTTAGTTGAAAAGCTAATTCTTGAAGTATTTGTTTAGATGCAATCATTCTAACTGTTGCTGTTTTAGCTCTTTCACCTTCTTTAGGTAATGCTTTTAGAATTTCACCTTTATCTCTTGACATAATAGTTGCTAACTCTTCAGCTTCTGAATTTTTTAAAACATCATTTTGTAAAAAATCTTTTGTAGGTTCATCAAATCTTTCCGCAACATCATCTAAAGTTTTTAAAACTTGAGCAGAATTTTTAAGTGATTTTGTATTTAATATTTTTTTAATAAACGATTCTGTTTCTTTTTTAGCTTCTTTCTGACCAATATTTAATTTTTTTAAATATTCCTTCATGTTAATAGCAGGATTATTTTCTGCTATTTTTTTGTATACTTTTTTTGATTTTATTTTAATATCTTTTGTTTTTCTTTTAATTAAAACAACAGGCATTGGATCTGTATTATCTATGGTTATAATTTGTTTTCCTCTGTCTACATCTAAACCTTCATTTTTTACAGTTTTAACATTTTTATTATAAACAACATCAAAACCTTCTTTTTCTAAACTTTTATAAACTCTTAAAGCTGATTGTGATATTGAATTATCTGATGCAAAATCTAACCCTTTATCAAAAGCATTTTTAATAGCAATTCTATAGAGAGATTTTCCAACACCTAAATTTCTAAATTCTTTAAGAATCTCTACATCACTTACTGTCATAGCATTTAATCGTTTTGAATATTCTGTTTGAATAATGTATTTTTCTTGTTGGCTTGCAGGAATACCTCTAAACTTTTTTACTGATTGTTTTGTTTTTGATGCTATTGAAAAATAATCTTTTTTAGAAGTTATTTTAAAATTATCTATATCTTTTAATATTTTTTCATCTTTAGAAACATCTATTGTTTCTGATACTGTTTTAATTTTAGGTTTTCTTAAATCAGCAATAGCTTCACCAGTTTCTTTATAAATTTTTTCTTTCTCTGCTAAATCTTTTGTTGCTTTTGCTTTTTTAAATGCTTTAAGACCAAATAATATTTCAAATGGTCCTCCAATAAGCATACCCTCAAGTACATTTTTTAGTCTACCTTCCATTTCAGTATCATCTTCATCTGTTGCTAAATATTGAGTTACTGCATTATTTAAAACAGGACTATCAAACTCAACTAACATATCTGACAATCTTCCTTCGTTAGGATCAAAGACAGTAAGGTCAGAAACTCCTCCTGCCGCTAAACCTCTTATACCTGTTTTTAATAAACCACCTGCTAAACCTACACCTTTTAAAATTTTATTTGGTCCTATAAAACCAGTTACAAATCGAGTAGCTCCTTCTGTCATATTTTCTGCTAGTCCTTCAGGTTGATGAAATACAGGCAGTTGTCTTTTTTTTGAATACTCTTCTGCTTTCCATTTAGTAGGTGAGATAAATCTAGGAATAAAATCTGTAAAAGTTAATTTACCTAAAGTTTCAGGATCACCAAATTCTATTCCACCTAATGATATAATATTTTCATCTGCAAAATCAGACATTTCTTCAACAGCATTAACAACACCTTGACCCACTGATAAACTTAAACGACCAGTTTTTTCCCAAAAGTTATAATCTTTTTCGTCAGGATTAGTAATCAAACCTGAATTAACAGGTTCTATTTTTTTTGTACCTTCTTCATATTTTTTAAAAAAATTTAATGTATTTTCGTTTAATGGTGTATCACCTTCTTTTTCAGGAGCTTTAGTAATAGTTAAAACAGGTATGTCCGCCATATTTAATTTTGCTCTCTTTGCTGTAAGATAGGAATATAATCATTCAATAATGCTCCAACATCAGGATTACCTTTTTTATCAACATAACCATTTAATTTTGCTAAAGTTTTTAACATATTAGGTTGTTTAGGATCAGTATCATACTGTTCTTTTAATTTTTTAATATCATCTGCTTCTCTAACAACATTATATTTATTTGATGTTAAATTAAATGCAGTAATTTTTTGAACATCAATGTCTTGATATTTATTGATAATATTCATTCTAAGTTCTCTTGAAAACTGTTGTTGTTCAGGATAAGTGGCATCGGGATTTGAAGAAAGATATTCATCAATTCTTATATTGTACTCTTGACCAGCTTCAAATGCTTTTTCTTTATTAGCTCCTTTATTTAAACTAGCATCAAGAGCATTATAAAAAGTTGCTTGCATGATTTTTTCTTGACCTTTAGAATATTCAAAGAAACGATTGCCTTGTATTATCTTCTCAACTTTATCTTCGTGTCTTATACTTTCGCCTAAAATTTTTTCTTTTAAAACAGCAAAAGATTGTTCTCTTTTACCTGATATAACTGCACCACCATTATATCTTTTAAATTTTTCTAACTCATTGGTTAGTCTAATAGCTTCATCATAATCAGCACCAGGATCACCTTCAACAGCTAAAGAATTAATTTTAGCCACATAAGAGTCATAAATGTTTTTATTAAAATCTTCATTGGATAAAAAAGAATCACCTTTTAATGATTGATCTAAATTATTAATTTGTTGTTCAGCATTAGGTAAACCAATAAAAGAATCAGCATCAGCTAATAATAAAACAGAATCAATAGCTTCCTTTCTTTTCTTAAGATCATTTGTTCCAAGCATATGTTCTTTATTAAACTCTTCAGCTTTACGATAAAATTCTTGTTTGTATTTAACTTTTAAAATAGGATTATCTGTTGTTTTATATTTATTGACACCAATATTCATATCGTCATTGTAAACTCTTACACTTTCTTTTTCGTATGCTTTAAATGAATTGGTTTTTAAATGATAAATGCTTTCAGAATTTTCTAAATCAGCACCTTGCTTAACAAGGTTTCTTACTCTTCTATTTTTAATAGTTGATAAACTTTGTTCTAAAATAGGAGCAAATTGTTTTTTGTAATTGTTAATAGCTTCTTCATCATTAATATTATCTCTTTGTGAAAAAATAATTTTTTCTTGTTCAGCTTTTAATTCTAATAATGTTTTATTTGCTTCTAATTTTTCTGTATTATCTCTTTTTTTTATTGCATAATTACTTAATTTATTTGCAGCTGGTAATAATCTAGCTGCAACAGTAGAAGTAGGAGATATAGAAATATTACTTCTTACTCCAGTTGTCTCTGCTGTTGGTCTACCTTGTGCTGTAAATGTTGGTATTTTAGGCATAATTATCCGTAAGCTCTCATTAAACTTTCACCTGCTTGAGCATAATATCCTAATTCAGCTGCTCTCGCTTCATTTCTTGCTACTTGTCCTTGCATCCTAGCAAAATTAGCTTGTTCAAATGCTTTTGCTTGACCAATTTTTGCATTGTAATCTATAATATCTTTTTCAATTTCCGCTTGTTCAGCATTAGCTCTTAATATTCTTAAACCTGATCCTGACAATTCAACTCCAGAATTTAATATTTTAGTTTTTGTTTCTCCTTGAAATTTAGCAAATTTTTTATCAAATGTAGCAAGATCAAATTCTTTTTGTTTTTCAATTAATTCACCTTCTTGTTCTGCTATTTGAGCATTACGATTTTGTATAGCTTGATTAAATTTACCTGCTGCACTTGCTTGTTTTGCTGCTGCTACTGATACTACTGCTGAAACCCAACTCATTAAAAAATCCTCGCATATCTGAAGTGATCTGAACCATCAAAACCATAATGTTTCATCAATCCTTCGTTTT